TCTAATCTCCCTTTAACGGACGTTGTAGATGGCGTTAACAAGTGCTTCGGGACGAAGAATCTTGCGGCCATACAAATGCATTCCACGAACAATGTCAGCAAAGCTGTCAGGGTCACGGTAAGTTTCGGTCTTGTTAATCTGCTCTGCAGTAGCAACAGCAGAAGAATGACCAGCAACAATCACACCGTAGTTGGTTGAGTTGGTGTCTGCTTCAGTAGCAGGACCAGAACCAACTGATGGAAGGTTGTTAGAGACGTGGATGGTGAAACCATGAATGGTTCCTGCCATCTGACCATTTTGCAGACCAGAACCACCGAAGTCAGAGTTGAACAGACGTGAGTCTTCATCCTTCAGAAGTTCAGCAAAAACTGGGTCAACTACGAGCCAGCGGCCTTGCGAGTCTACATTCTGCTGGTCCAGTTTACGACCCATACGGGCAATAACTGACAGCGGGTTGGCGTTACCAGCAGCAGTAGGTGCTGCAGTATTACCAGTACGAACGGTCAGAGCAATCGAGTTGCCACCAGAACCGGCGTTAAAGTCGCTGCCGTCCAGCTTCATGCTTGCAAGCAGTTCGTCCGAACCGGCGGTAGAAACAGCTACGGAGCCGTTTGTTACGTCGTTTGCGGTGTCTGCATTGGAGTGCAGAGCAGACTGCTTAAAGCCTGACAAGTAGCCAAGAACGTCTTGGTCAAACTGGTCAGCAAGGCGGTAAGCTGCACGGTCACTTGCCAGAGACTGGAAGTTAACGTGGCTGTGTGCCTCTTCAATGTCATCAACCTTAAACGCAAAGTAGTTAGCTTTGTCGATTGTCAGGCTGAAGTCTTCGTCGTCAAGGTCTTGCGGCGTGATGGTTGTACCACGGGCGTAAGCCTTAACTGTGATTTCGGGTTCTTTGATGACCTTAACGGAATCACCCATTTGAGCAATCTCACCGAAGTAATCGGAGTTTGTGATTGCTTCACAAACAGCGGCCTTGCGGAAAGCAAGTTGCACCTGTTTGCTGTAAATGACGGGCGAAAAATTACCGTTAGGAAGGTTACCATACCCGGCAGCGGTAGTGAATGCCATGATGTTTCTCCTAAATTAGCATTTTACAGATGCAAACTCACCAGACTAATCAGAGGCTGATTCACTATGGGTGCGTATCTTAAACTAGGTGGCCGCCCAGTTTGTCAACGGGCCATGCTCGTCAGGTAATCCATAAGACTGAAGTGTTTGCGGATTAGATGTAAGCAAGTAGCGAACCTGCTTACACCTTTGATGACTATAGTTATACTAAAAAATAACTACTTGTCAACACTTTTTTTATCTGGCTGAACCAGAAATATCATAGATAAACTTTCCAGAACGGATAGCTTCCATAATTTCGTCGGACTTAGCCTCGTACTCTTGCGGTGACATCTTCTGTACTTCCGACTCTTTCAAGTATGAGGAGGCTTCGTTTTCTTGCGGCTTACTGCGACTATTCTTTGTAGAGACAGACTTGGCTGCGTCTTTGTCTGACTTGGGTTTTTTCTTGCCAATACCCATATCAGCTTTGTAGAGGTCAATCGCCCTAGCAGCAGAACGTGCGTCGTTGTCGTTTTCATAAAGCGCATCCTGCACCCACTTAGGCTGTTCTTCAGCCCACTCGTGAAAACTATCGCTATCACGAATCTCATCAAAGTCAGGATGCATCTGCATCAATGCCGCTTCTGCTTTCTCTTTAGTTGCAGATACTTGCATCTCGTCAATTACTTTCATGCGTTCTTCAAGTGCGCTAGACTGCTCACGTGCTTTCTTCATTGCAATTGTTTCAACGATAGCTGCTACATCAGGGTAGTCTTTTGCCCACTGCTCAATGTCTTCATCTGACTTAGGCAGTTTCATTTCTTTTTTAGTAGCAGCAGAAAGCTGTGCTTTTAGTTCTGCAAGTTCTGTCTTAAATTCTTCTGCTTGTTTTTGTTGATGTCGGCGCAAATCAGAGTAACGCTTCTTAAATGTTTTCTCTTCTGCGCCTGTAGGCTCTTCCTCAGACTCTTCTGTTTCTGCAGCTTCACCCTTTTGTTCTTTGAGCATTTGCTCAAGTTCTTCTTCTTCCATCTTGCGTTTTTCTTCGTTAGTGTACTTACGATTTGCAAACGCAACTTTCTTAGGTGACTGCATTTCTTCAGCCATGATTTCGGCTTCTGCCATTTTACTTCTCCGTTGTTGGGGCCACCGTAGCCATACACCTGTCGAGGGAGATGGGGGATGAGTAGCCAACATATGTGTGGATTATTTTTTAGAAGCTAATCCACCTCGCTTCATCTTCTTCTTAGCTTTAGGTTTTGGTTTGCCAACAAAACCGCCTTGGTTAAAGTAAAAATCACCAGCGGTATCACCAAAGTCAGTTCCAAAATCACTATAATCAGAAGCAATATCGTACGCTACATCATCTCCTTCCATACGTTGAAGGACCGATTCAGCCGTAATGCTTGATCCAGAGTCATCGTCTTGTTGTGGTTGAGAAGCAGGAGCAGGGTCGCTATCTTCTCTAATACCACCTGAATAATCTTGCCGTCCTTTACTCGTACCTTTTTCTCCTATACTAGAGGAACCTCTTAGACTAGATTCAAGACCCGGACCTTTTTGTGATATGTCATACGACTCTCCTGTTCCTTTGTAACCTCCATCGTCATCTTCTGTACCCGCAAGAATGTTTTCAACAGATTGACGTTTTTCTTCTTTTTTAACTTTTGCTGCTTTTGCTTTTGCACTTTCAATACGACCCTTGTCCATAAGGTCCAATATTTCAGAATAATCGGTGCCTTTTTCGTTTACTACATTACGGAATTTTGTATATTCTTCACCAGTAAGAAGAATTTCATCGTCACCATTTTTAAGCATAATCATAGCACCTTTAGGAAAGTCACCACCACCAATGGTTCCTTTTAGAACTTGGCCTACGCCCATTATGCCCATTCCAAAACCGTCTACGTAATTTACGCCATAAATTAGGTCTTTACCCGGCCCATAAAAATCCATTAAACCAATTTTATTGTCAGCAGTACCATATCTGTCCATGTCTGCTTGTCGCCTAGCAGCATCTGAATCATCTCTATCTCTAAGTTCATCTTGCGAAAGAACTCGTTCGGTTTATACAGTAGTAGGAGTAGTTGGTACATCTTCTCTTTTTGTTTGTTCTGGGTCATAGAATGTATATCCTTCGGGAATGGGGCTGATAGGACTGCCGTCTTTAAACGAAATCAACATAACATTGCCAGCTTCATTACGATATTCACGCAACTCATCATATTCACCAAAACCACCACCTACAAACTCACTAAACTCAGGCACCTGATAGTCTTGCATTGTAGGAACAGGTGCTTGTGCAACAGGAGTTGTAGGTTGTACAAATTGTTGCGAAGCTGCTTGCACTGGCTGCTGTGGTTGTCCGTATTGCGTAAAGGGTGCTTGGTAGTATCCTGTCGTTGGTTGAGCAGCGGGTGTGTAACCTGCAATACCAAACTGCTGTTGCTGTTGTGCAGGAACGAAACCACCTACATTATACTCTGGCTCGTCCTCCATGTCAAGATCATTTATATCAAAGGGCATATCATCTGGAATACTAGCTTCATCGCTATTACCCATCTGGCCCATTTCATCCATGAGTTTCAAGCCCATCTTAGCTTCTTGACGCATACGCATCAAATTGCCCAGACCAATGTAACGCACAACGTCAGCAGGAAATACAAACTCACCTTCACTAAGCTGCGCAGGAATGTCATCACGCACTTCTTCTTGCGTAGAACCGGGTGGCACGTCATTGCCAGACACAGGGTCTACTGTGCCACCTTCGTCCATAAGACCACCGTCTTCCAGCAGCCCACCTTCTGCAAAATTATGATGTTGTTTTAGCATTTTATATAGTTGAACAAAGTTTTCTTTTTGCTCTAACGTCATATCATTAACTGCACCCGATGTGAGCATTTCTGTCATCTTGTCAAATTGTTGTTTTCTGTCGGCACGTAGTTCTTTTACACCAGAATCTAATTTGTCTATAGCATCATCTTTTGCTGTAGAAAGATCACCTTCTTCAAACATTTCCATTTGTTTTTGCATAACTGCTCCACCCTCTGCATACCCTAAAAATTTTCCTATAGTTCCAGCTTTTACGTTAGGACCAAACGTGCGAGAACCATCCGGCGTAATTATTTTAATTTTACCATCGTCAAAAAGTTCATAATCATAGTTATGTTCTTTAGCAAGTTGCACTACTCCTCTAGTTCCAATAACTTGAGATTTAGTTAAACCTTCATAGCCCATATATTCAGCCATTAACTTCATCCCTTAGTGTTTTAAGTTTACGTAATGCTGCAATCGCACCCTGCGACATGTACATCATTATATTGTCGTCTGCTTGTTCAAGTGCTTTTTGCTGCATTTCTATTACAGCATCAATGTAACTACTGAACGCTTCCCATTGGCGGTTGTTGTTCACCCACGGCTTGAGTCGGCTGAGTAGTTGGTCCTTGTTGTTGTCCATTTGCACTAAATCCTTGTTCACCCGGCACAGGAGCTTGTCCTACACCTACATTACCACCACCTGCACCCGTTGGGTCCATAGCATCTGCACCCGGTGGTGGTGTCATACCACCCTCTTCAGGTTGCATTGGTGCTTGAAAGCCTTTCATAATCTCAGCTTGCAAAGCAGCTTCATCCATATTGTTGGTAACTTTATCAGGGTCTAAGTCCATAGACTTTGCAATTTCACGAATTACATATTGGAACTTAGCAAAAGGAGCAAGTGAGGGGTTACTTGCGATTTGTAAGAACTGCATAAGTCTTTGGCTACGAACCTCATTTGCCATAAGACTTTCAGTGCCACGTGCT